CCGTTTTACGTCACTCCTAAGGAGACGAGAGATTATAGTCATCCAGACTGCCTAATAATAGGACAGTTTCATCTCTATTCGAGACGTATACACAGGGTTAAAAGTCACCTCTATGTTATGAGTATTAATCACATCTCGTATGTGATTAGTGATGATTGATGCCTCCGCTTCGCTGTACTCAAGCAGCTCGCGGGCTACGTTATCTAAATTAATCTGTAGTTGGCTTAACACGAAGTCAGAAGAGTAGCTCTTAGGAACTCTAATGAAATACAACTGTGCCAACAACGATTCCTTCGACAAGGGCGCAAATACAATGCCCTTTCTTTTCTCAAACTTACGTGAAAGAAAATCAGCATCATCAATTGTATATACTTTATCACAGTCCAATTCTCCTTTATCCGTAGAGGTGAATGTTATCCCAAACAGCTTCTTAAATTCAGTAGAAACGTTCAAAGGATTCCACCACGACTCTGGGTGAGCAGAAATGTTATCATCAGAATATATAGCAAGAACTAACTGGTAAACAGCTATGAAAGGATCACAGCCGAAATCCAACGCGAGCTTAATGCATATAATGGTATGATTCAGTATATTATCGAGAGTATTGAAGAAGGTGGTACACCAATTGCCGGAAGAGTTACCTCTCAGCAATAAGCGTGCTTCTCCATTATTAAAACGCAAACAACACCTAGCCGCGATGTAGGCCCAACAAGCAAACTTGACAGAAAAACTTTTTGGGTCGCCACCATAGCATTGGCGGAAAAATTCACAAATTATCCGGCGGAAACCCAGAATGGAAGTGTGGTCCCATCCTGAAATATCCCCAAACACGATCGACACGAACTTAGCAAACTTACTGTATAAATCACCCCACATAGAAGAACATGGGTTAACTCCACAATAGGAAGCGTTCGCTCCAAAATACAAGTGCATTCTAGAAACTAAATCTCCGAGGGCCATCTTAATTAAAAGATTGTCAACAAAGTCAGTAACATTAAATACACGAGTCTTCTTGAGGCGAACTCTTTCACGATCTCTAAGTTCATCTTTCAAACAATCACAATTCACTTGGGCGTAGAACTCGCCCTTACGAAATTTTGACATCTGCTCCTCAACATAAGCCCTGAGTTTTGCAACACTGGGATGCGAAGGATCAGCCAAATCTTTCTTTCTGATTCCTAACTTTTTGAGCGTTAGGCCTCTGGCGGTATGTAGATCAAAAGCGTCTAGACGGCCAGGAATTCCATATAAAGCTTCATCGAATGTCAGGGTACGACATCCCTTGAGCGAGACAGAGAATGAATCAAACAATTTCGTAATCAGCAATTGTGGATAAAAGGACAAAATCCAGGAAACAGTGACGTTGGTGTGAGCCTCAGACGTCGACATTTCCTTAATAAGAGCCCTTTTATATGCTTCGTTATCAAGAGAAGCAGGAAATTTTGGAGCATTTTCGAAATCATGTTCAAGGAAGGGTGTAGGTACAAGCCTGGATCGGCCGGTAGCAAAGGTTCTAAAAGGACTTTGGATATGGTCCTCTGAGATTGTGACGATGCCGTCACGCTCGATATCAAGAGCGATATCAGAACCACACTGCATTTCTACATTCATTGCTTTTTCAAAAATCTCCTTAGTTAACAACATCCCAACTCCAAAATGGTGCGCAGCTAGGCCGGCGCCATGAATATGAGTTAACTTGTACGTTCCATTAAATTCAACAACACCGATTGATCCACAGGCAGAAGGTTTAGCTCCCAACCATGAATATTCGACGCGTTCTCTTAACTCGACTTGCAGTCCAGTGTAAGTATTTTTGACGGCTCGCACATCATTGGCACACAACTTGTAATGGGCAATGGGATCCAAAGTGGGTAAATAATCAGTCTTAGTAGTAATCATAAATTGTGCTCTAGGCAAAGGATTTGCCATAATCTCTTCCAAACTTGCCATATGGGGCAACAAGTTCGAATGAGCTCTAGCGTCTGGTATATCTACGATAACTACATCATTCTCATCATGAAGGACTTTCATGGAATTAAAAGGAAATTTGGGTCTAGTCATTCCTGGAAAAGTCACGACTGGCAAAGCACGTAGATAACCGTGTGGGTCACAAAGAGCGTGATAAATATGCGAGTTCATAACTGCAATAGTGCCAGTTACGAACGTCAAATATCCGATCTTACTCCCGAGTTCACCTTGAATAAAATACATATTTCTATGAACCTTACTTGCTATAGCGTCAGAATTTTCAGATTGCAACTTAGGCTGCATTTCCGGATGCAATTTGTAATAGGCAGCTAGGCTTTGTGCATCAGT